CCACGCTTCAGATAGTATGTATCCCCGGCAGTCATTGACCCTTGGGCATACGCATCGTAACTTTTCTTTGCTGTGGCGGGGGTCAATCCGTCATTGCTATCGCTCCCGTTGACAGAATCAAAATAACGATCAGTCATAGCTGCTGATAGAAGAACGTCACCGTTCCCGTGCTGGCAAAGTCAGCATATGCTCCACTAGCACAATAAACCCCGAAAGGACGCGCTTTTTCAACTCCAGCGGCGGCGGATGCGGCCACGATATCAACGATAGTCCCCGTTCCCGCTGCTGTCGCGTCACGTATATTAATAACTCCAGCCCCTAAAGCCGATGTAACGATACATCCATAGTAAATACATGGCCCAGCAATCCCTATCTGCCCGTCAGCGGTAAGGCTGACAGACTTAGCCATGCCGCCGCCCCATGTGCGGTTAAACGTGGAGTCATGCCCCGGCTCGATGGCGGTATTTATCATATTGGCAGATCCCGATATCCCGGTTTGTGCCTCTAAATTACCTGTTGACTGGTTTTGATAACTTATCTGCCCTATTGCCATGATTACCCCTATTTATATTTGTTCAGGATTGCTTCAATGTTTGGAGATCCTTGACTACCGACTGCGGGAGGTTGATTCTGGTAAGCAGACACATCGAGAGGATCTAGTCCAAAATTGGAGCGAATTACATCAACGTTGTTTTTTCTAAGATTCGCCGCTCGGTCGTTGATCTTCTGTATCTCTGTAAGACGCTGCATGACCACATTAGGATCATTGATATTAGATATCAACTCATTCCATGCCCTCTGCGCGTCTCCTTCTGTCTGCACGCCCTTATTGAGCCTCAGTGAGTCGTTGCGTAGCTTTTCCAAGGTGGATTGGAATGATTGAAAATTCCTGCTATTCTCATCCGACATTCCAGCGAAGTTACGCGCCTTCGCTTCAAGATTGCTTGCCACTCCCAACTTTAGCTGCCCCGTGTCTATCTGATTCCTTATGGCCCCCAGATCGGACTTAATGGCGTCCGCTGTTCCAATCGCATCAAGCTCTTCCTGTTGCAGTTTTAGGGCCGGAGTTGGCAGCTTAGGCACGTTCTGTTGCTGCTTTTGCGCGTTAGCCATGGTCATCATGTCGCGGCGGGTAGCATCGGATTGAGCTGCAAGGTCACGCCTCGTCTGGTCTGCTTGCATGGCGAGTTCCTTGCGACTTTCCAACTGCTCCCTTCTAGCCTGTTCCTGAGCTGCCAGTTGCATCTGGAATTGTTTCGCCTGCTGGTCTCTTTGTTCCTGAGTGTCTTGTCTCTTAAGGGCAAATTCATCCATGCGCTGCTGTCTTTCAGGTTCAGACGCGATTTGCTGCGCTCCGAGCTGTTGCAACAAAGGATGGCTAGAAGCAAGCAATTGAGCCATTGCAGCCTGTCTATCCCCCGGCACTGCTGGTTGGGAAGGGATTGCAGGCTGGCCCTGTTGCGCCGGCTGCATGATGGGTTGCTCTGGCTGGATATTGGAAGGAGTCGGAGCCAGAGGCATTGTCGTTCCGATCTGGGGCGAGTAAGGACGTTCAGGCATTGCAGGAACTTCAGGTTGCCCTTCTACAGCAGGAGTGCCTTGCAATGTTTTCTGGTAATTTTGTAATCCCTCTACCAAGGATTGATTGTTCTTATTCGACAAATCCTCTAACTTAGAATCAGCATCCTTACCCATCTTCGCCCCGGTATATGCCTGCAACATCTTAGCAATGCCTTGCAGTGGGCTTATAGGGGCAATATACCCATTAGAGGCAACGGGCTCTATCGGCTGCATGGATTGATTCTGAAGTAACAACGCTAGTTGCCTTTGGCGGTCTAATGCCTGCTTCTCTGCGCTATTGTCAGTAAATGTGGCTACATTTTGTATTGACATTTTATATACTCAAAGCAGCATTGGAAGAAACGTGCTTCCAAGCTGGAATAGACCGCCGATACCGTTGTTGTAATTAGCAACCTTCTGCCCGTAGGCGTTTTGATCTGCCTGATATTGGTTCTGAACTCCCTGCATGATCGGAGCAGGCGCGGTCTGAGTGCCGGAGAACTGCTGAAATTGAGGCACGCTGATTTGAGATCCAGTACGAAGCGCATTCGCCTCGTTCATCGGCAACTCTCTCAGGGTAATAGCCTGATTAATGGCGTTCTGACGTGCATTAGTATCCATGCCGAACTGCGCCTGCTGCTGGTCAGTGGCCTGTGCTTGAGCGCCCAGGTTGAAGTTATTCTGCTGCTGCGTCAGATCCATCATGGCGTTTTTATACGCCTCTGAGTCTGGAGACAGCCCCTGATTGGCAAGTTGAGTCTTGAGCATCGACTCCTGCCTATCCATGAAAGGCTGGTTTCTTTGTGTAATGGCGTTATAGGCGTTTTCCCATCCTTGCTGGCCAGCTACCGCTTGAGGCGGTATGTTGGTCATATCCAAGGGCGTGCCAATGCCTTGTTTAGCCACATTCCCCATTGCGTTTTCCGCAAGGTCTCCGAATTGAGCACTTATGCGGTTATTCTGATCGAACAGGGCTTGCTGGGTAGGTGAAAGAGTCTGCGTGACAGTTGGCACATCAGGATCGCCGCTCTGTACCATGAAGGAGTTACGATCGGGAGCGACGGGAGCCGGTCCTTTATTCCCGCCAGTGAGGCCGTTTATGTAGTCCACCCCAGGATTGCCGGTACTGGAAGGAGCGTTATATTTAGCAAGGGCGTCGTTATACTGCGCCATCGCATCGTCATAACCCTGCTGGTTGAATACCGGCTGACCACCATAGGTGACAGTCTGGGAGCCATAAGGATTGATGATATTCGGATTGGAGAGCTTTGAACTCGTCCTTGCGGCTTCGGTGTTAGCCGCTCCCTGCGCGGTTGCAGCGGCAGCGTAATCAGGTGCTGGAGGCGCCTTCGGTTTTCCCATTAGTCCTTTATCCTTAGGTACTTACAATCATCTTTAAACATAACGAATATAAGCATGTCTCCGTCTGGATGGGCATCTTTCAACCGTGCTTCCAACTTTGCACCATGCAACCCTTGCGCGAATCTAACCGATTCTTTATTTGACTCAGGAATAATCCCCGTGAGCCTATTTACCCCTAACTGAACAAATGGGTAGTAAAACATGAACCATAGAAACTCTTTCGTCATCCACCGCTTGCCCTTGGCTGCGATGTGCATGCAGATATTAGTCCCGGTGTAGTAGTCGTACACTATCCCCGCTACCAATTCCCCGTTCTTCTCCAACCCTATCGAGCGGCAATTTGACCACTCTTCAACGCCTATCTGCTGTGACACGAAAGCCGAAACCCGCGCGTCCTGATTACAGATAATCAAAGAACAGCGCCTCTCTCAAAAACGAAATCAGTAGCCATCCAGCGTATGTTCGACGAGTTGCTAATGAACTGAATATGAAGGCTTCCGGCGAATCCTAGGCCGGATATGGACTGCCACTGCTTCTGAATAACGAGCGATCCGCCCCAGATCCCCGCGTCCCATAAGTCCGTGTCCCACACAGCGCCACCGGCAGATTGAACAGTCGGCGTACCGGTAGGGGCAGAGAGGTCGAAATCCACGTTAAGGGACATGAGAATCCCCGGTGTTCCGGTAGAGGATATAATCGGCCTCGCCATCGTCCAGCGCTTCAGTTGAGCGTGAGCCCCGAAGTAACTAAAAGCCGGGATTACATCCCCTACAATGTTAGCGCCGTTATCGGAGTAGCCATTCCATGCCTTTTGAACGCCTCCGTCCGTACCGTAGTAAACCTCATCATTGAACAATTCCCAACAGGAAGCATTCCAGCCGGCAAACTGACACCAGCGGCCTGTAATGGTATTCATGACGTACTGCTGAAACTCGGTCGTGGAGATGGGGACATTCAGGATCAGCATGTTTGCATTAGGGTATTGCAACATCTGCCATCCGAAATTAGCGCCATAATTCAGCACCGCATCGGATACCGCTGTCTGTATCTTGTTGCTCACCGCAGTCTGTTTACTAATCCGGGCAGACAACAGAGCCTTGGAGAGAGGCATCAGCCCATCTCTATTTATTAAAAGCAGGTCTCCGCCGAACTTAACAAAACAACGTCGCCCTATAGGAGATCCGACACTAAACACCCCGATCAGTGAAAACGTGGTTGAGCTAGTCGGGTCTGTTCCTTGGTAGACCGCTACCTGACCCTTGGAAGAGATGAATACCGCGTGATCATCGAGCCCCTGTCCAGCATCCAGGGACCACGTAGCCATCGCCATCAGGTAGCCGCCTTGATCGAACAATGGACCAACATCAAAGGACGTAGCGGCCCCGCCTATGGCATCAGTAGCGAGATACCAAGCCTTAGTCGTATTCTTCTCCACGAACCAGATGCGATGCTTGAAGCTGTTTACATGGATCAGGTTGGTTGTTGTAACTCCTGTAATGGCGGGAGTAGAAGCGGCGTCTACGGCTGTCCATGTCGTACCATCGAAGGCTAGAGGCTTGTCTACGCCATTTACCATATATAGCCATGCAGCCCCACCAGGCACTTGATAATTAATGTGCTGCCAGCGTCCTGAAGTGATCCCTGTAGAGACTTTAGCCGCCCCTACAGGTCCGGATGAGCTAACATCGTAGATAGCGCCAGAGGTCGATGCATACATCTTGCTAACTGTGCCACTGCTGTAAGCAGCAAGTGTCTCGACTACTCCCGTTATACCCGTTACGTGATCCTGTTGCCCTAGACGCAGCATGACATCCGTTGCGTTAGGAAACATATTTATCATCTGTACCGCGTCTTGCTCCGGCATCGATGAGATAGCGTCATACGCATTCCAGCCTCCTACAGGCGCAGGGATAGACGCGACCGCAGAAACCATCTTCCTGCCCATTGGTCTAGGCATTACCTGCCGTATCCCGAATCAGGAATGGAACCGGGGCTAATGAACATGGGAGGGCCGCTAGGCTGGAGGCTCAATGTAGGTGCTCCATGGTCTAGCGACATTTCCTTGGCCTTCTGCAATTCATAGTCACGAAAGAAGCCAGTGGTATCGAATCCCTTGATATTAAAGAACTCGTACTTGGCCCCGCATATCATCGTGCGATCACGGAAAATGCAGGTATCGCTGTCAGCGGAGAATGCGGATTTTCCAGTACCGTCATTAGCTGTTACCCAGGCATTAGACGTGTACTCAAATCCAAGCTGTGAAACAGTGGTGGTGGGTGGCCATATCTGAAAATACCCGCCTAAAATGCGGTATCTCATTCTTGGCCCGGTAGATACTATCCCGCTTTTCAAATACTGCCATTCTTGCGGAGACTTAGGCCCAAGCAGCTCCCAATGATTCGTTTTGTCCCACTGAGTACGATTGATCTGCCTGTCGTAGTCAGAAGGAAGGTCATATTTCGTCTGTGTGAAGGTCAGGCTGCTAGTTCCCGTGCCGCTGGCTGGATTGCTAAGAGTTACCTGAGTAGACGAGTCCACTGATAAAACGTATGTGTCAGCAGGTATATTCAATCCTGTACACATAAAAGTATTAGCGACTATTCCGGTCGTGCTGCTCAGATTCTGGATAACAGCGGATCCAGAAGTGGTGTCCCCGGTATAGTTATAAACTACCGTGTTAAACCGATACTCCTTGTCCAGGCGCTCCCACTCCGCATTGGTGATAATGTCGTTTCCGACCTTATTCATCAGTGCGTAGAGCTGGATTATCTGCGCGTCAGTAGAGGACGCTACAGCATTGGGCTGTGCAATCCCCATCTCACCACAAGCAGCCTGGACAAGTTGTAATAGGTTCATTTCTTAGGTAGGGTTAACGTCTTTTTCTCTGCCATGCGGTCTTCTATCGCCTGCAATCTCGCCGCAAGCTCCCTGTTTTGTTCCTGCAACAACCTGTTTTCTTCCGATACCGCTTCATATTGAGAGGCGTACTTGGTTACTGCTTCGGTATCTTTCATTACATCCACGAAAGCCTTAGCCTTGGCCACTAAGTCACGTGCGCCCATGCCTATATTGGCTAGATTGCCATCAGCCACAGAGGCCAGTTGCTCTACCGTGTAAATCCGCTTGTGGTTCAGGTCTCGGATCATTCCCTCGTCTACTGCGCTCCATTGCTCCAGAGGGAAGCCTCCTGCTTTAGATTCCTCTCCAGCTAAATACGCTTGCCATTGTTGGGGCCAGCGCATCTTGTCAAGGTCTTGCACTTGACGCCGCATTTCAGACCGTGAGTCACCGGGGAATATGATCTCTACAAAGTCCTTCTCTCTGCCCTTCTCGTTGTACTTGTAAAACCTTACGTATGCGCTTGAATCATTGCCATGAGACACGTGGCCGTTTTTAACGGTCGGCTCTGCTAACATAACTACTCCTTAAAAAGACCCCGCCGAAGCGGGGCATTGATTACAACGTACGTCCAACCCTCGGCCAGTTGATGAAACCAGCGGTAGATGCGGCAGCTCCACCGGTTGCGACGTCCAGCACAATGCCATCCACTACTTCAGAGCTAGCGGTAGCGTCATCATCCAGTTGTCCCGCAGTCGCGGTCGTGTTGATGAGCGTGTAAGCGGCGCAGAGCGCGTTGGTGCGAACAGTACCGGCGCCGTAGATTTGCAGCCAGCCATAGCCAGAAGCGGCAATCGCGGCACGCGCTACGCCAGCCATCTTGCCAGCGCCAGTTCCGGGAGCGGAGGTCGTGGTGGATGCCATGACAGCCGTGAACGCGCTACCGTCTACCAAAGCGACATACCCGTCACCCGTAATGCCTGAGCCGGAGTCCTGAACGTAGATATATCCCTTAGTCCCGCCTGAACCGATATTGAAAGCGATTTGCCCGACACTGAAATCAGGAACATCCGTGGATGCCTTGACTGCGGTAGGATCAATTCCAAATAAATACATGATCTATCCTTATAAAAAAGCCCACCGAAGTGGGCATGAGGTGATTAGTCCTTGAGTACCGCTTGAAGGAACCGGTTTGACGTAGTCATGTTGCCAGCGAAGGCAATCAGCTTGACCATGGCGTCCTGATTAACCGAGAAGCGGTCAGGATCAAGCGGGACCATGTTGCGGTCGGTATGCGGCCTCCAGAACAGATAATTCGTGTTCAGGAAGTACATGTGATTAGAAGGCGCATTGCCGCCGTAGCCGCCGTCGAAAACTACATCCGCATCCATGAATTTAAGCGAAGAGAACCCAGCCTCTGCCATGTCTGTAGAAGTAATGCGCTGGATAGCTTGCAGAGATTCCCAATACAGCCGGTAGTAGTTGTTATCGGCAATAATCAGATCAGGACGATCCGTTCCACGGACCACTTGCAGCCATACGCGGTTCATGTAGCTTTGGATGTTGGACGAGGTAGCAGCCGCGCTGCCATCGGTCGTCGCATCGAAGCTGACATTGCGCCAGAAGGTCCAGGTAGAGCTGTTGATCCCGCCCACGGTGTTCGTCGGGGTATCGGCTACCAAGGCTTGCAGTCCGCCGATTTGCTTTCCGCCGTCCGCCGTGCCATCCGAATACATATCCGCGCTCATATTGTTTGCCATGGTGCGCTCGGCATTCTTGATGCGCGATTCCAGCAGGTCGATTACACGCTCTTTACCGCTGTTCTGGAGCTGTTCGAGGCCGGAGATAGATACAGCTACTGCGCCCTGTTTCCAATCGAACTCAGCCGCTGTAAACACGTCAGAAGGGGCAATATTCAACGCTTCGTAACCACTGTAACGCTTGTACGTGCTGTTCTCCGCGTATTCCAGTTCTTGCACGATGGTGCGGCCACCAGCGGCAGGCTTGACGTTGCCTTTCTTGTTCAGTCTGGCAAGGATTGCATTGTTTTTGCTTACGTTATCCGACAACTTCCCCGTGCGGTTCCGCAGGGTAGTTGTTACGATTTCCGAAAGATTCGGAGAGGCCATGATTTTTCCTTAAAAGAGGATTGATTAAAGACGCCCCACACCATTCATGGCTGCGAGAATGTCATCACGAATGCTTGCTCCGGTTACTGGTACAGCCGCACCTGCGGGGGTTCCCCTGATGCTTGCCGCCTTCGCCTTCGCTGATTTCGCAACTTCCGCCTGTTCACTAATCCGCTTCGCCTCTTGATCTTTCAGGAGCGTGGAGCGTATGTCCGGTCTGGCCCAGACAGCTTTATCGTATGCATCCTCCAATGACTCCGCGTAACCCGCCTGAAGTAGACGCGACATATCATCGCGCACCGCTTCGAAGTGAGGGCGATTCGGACTGCTGGAGAATTCTTCGATTTGCTTCTGAAGCTCAGCCTGTTCGGCTTGCTGTTTGCGTTGTAACTCTTGCTGCTGCGCGTACTGCTGATTCCTTAACTGCTCTTCCAATTGCTGGACACGATCAAAATAGTGTTGCAAATTGGGATCTACTTGTTGTTGCTCACCAGACTGGAATAAATGACTCATTCCGTAGTCATTGGCTAATTTCATGAATGCTTGCTGCTTCTGCGTTGGCGAACCATGGCGCAGGTTGTATTCAGCCTGTATAAGATGCTCGAAAGCCTTATCAGGGGTAATCTGGAGTTGCGATAAGTAAGGAGACCACTTGTCTATCGCTGGCTTAATGGTCTCCGCGAACTTGGCAGACTCGGCATAGCGTTGAATACCTTTGTTGTAGTCCGTCTCGCGTCTTAGTATCTCTTCCTGTACCTCAGGGGCTAATGTATCGAATGCCGCCTTGATTTCAGGCTTCCAACTTTGCGGGGCTTTTCGAGTTGTTGCAGCAGGCAAAGGCTCTGCGGGTTGGCTAGCTGGTTCAGGATCAACTGGAGCCGCTTCAGTGCCAGTTTCAACAGTTTCCTGTTTTTTCGCGAATCTTCCAGACTCATCCCTTGCTCTTTCTTGCTTTTGCGCTTCGCTTTCATTTGACTCCTGCGCTGGCTCATCAGCCGCCGATAGAGCAGCCGCAATATCATCGCGCAAGCTGTCCTCGGTGGCGCTTATCGCGTCCGATTCCATAAAAACTCCGTCTTAATGTTTCGTGGGAAATACTCCCTTCACAGGGAGGCGCTACCTGCCGTACACTACTCTTGCCAAATCTTCTCTCAGCCCCGGCACATCAGGTATCGGTTTAGGTTTTACCTTCTCGTTGCCTATCTCTACCATGCCATGCTGCTTTAAATGAGCCTTGTGTCTCGCCCTGCTGTGAATCGTCTCACCCGTTACCATGGATTTATATGGCTGGATATCGGGGATAATAATTAACCGACTTGGCACGACATAATCTTCTTTGGGAACCAATTCCCCATTCACTTGTACCCATGACTTACGCGCCACCAGTACCCTCCTCACAGCAACATAAACAATAGCTCTTCATCTTCGTCCTGCTGCCTCCTGATTTCTGCCTGTAGAAGAGTTTTAATCTCTTCTATATCATTGTTTATAACCGTTAGATCAATCCCAGGCTTTTGATATGCCTTAATAATCTTTGCTGCCTGCTTCTTTATCTCTTGCGGTATCTCAGGCTGAGTTATTTCCTCTTTTAACTGCTCTACCTTGCCATCAACCAGATTTTCAAGGGAGCGTCTCAGCTCTTCCTTGTCTGGATCGTCGTGCCTGCGCTCTTTCTTGCGCTTGCGGTCTAGGGTAGCGCCGCCGTAATGTCCGCCTTGCTGCGGACTGCCAGCAGTACCGGAGGCAGAGCAAGTATCGTTATTGTTGGTATAGGCAACTGTGCCGGTAACACTTCCCACGATGCCGGAAGCCGCCAAAGTGTCATTAGCATTGGCAGTGGACGAACTGCCTATAACAGTCGTGGAGCCTGAAGCGGCTACTGTGTCATTCGCATTAGTGCGGGACAGCGAGCCTGTGACTGTAGTCGTACCAGAGGCAGCTACCGAATCGTTGGCGTTCGTGTAATTGACCGAACCACTAACGGCATTGCCTACAGAGCCGCTTGCAGCGCACGTATCGTTCGCGTTAGCAGTAGCACTATTACCAACTATCGTTGTCGTGCCTGAGGCGCTTACAGTATCGTTTGCGTTGGTTTTGGCAAGACTTCCTGTTACGGTTGTCGTGCCGCTTGCTGCGCTGGTATCGTCAGCATTGGTATAAGCTACTGTGCCAGATACAGCACCAGCCGAACCAGACGCCGCGCAGGTATCATTGGCGTTCGTCGTTGCCAGCGATCCGGTAACAGTGGTCGTTCCAGATGCCGAAACAGTATCATTGGCATTGGTGTAATTGACCGTGCCAGTCGAGCCTGAAGCGGCAGCGGGATATATCTCGACTACAGGCTCAGCCTCGAATATCTGCCATGGATTAACCTGTAAAGACTTAATCAGGTCATCGCTAAGATAACGATCAAAAAGATAAAAGTACGAAAAACGCGCAGTTATGAACCTCGGACTGCTTACCCGAAGTTGCCCGACCAGGAAAGGATTGGTCGGGTTAGATATTCCTGATAGAGTAATACCGCTACTCGCAATCTTTATCCCGTTGCGAAAAATGGAAGGGCCAGCGCCTGCTTTATATCTTGCGGCACCATGATAAAACGTGCCTGTTGCCCATCCGGAAGCCAACAAATCGCCGGAATAATGATTCCCCGACAGGTACATGTCGGTTCCGCTAGTGAACAGGCTCCAACCATTCGAGGAACCATTACTACAGTCAACAATCCCTGTAACTCCGGTCAGCGCATCGAAAATACCGCCCCACATGACCGTGAATTCATCTGCGGGAATATTCGAAGTTCCGAAGTCCAGATACGTGCTGGAACCGTTAAACTTTAATGCCGCGCCTACGTCCGTAGTGCCTGAAGCAGAAGTTCCGCCTAGAGCGGGCTGTGCAATCAGTGATCCGGCATTACGAAGAAAACCATTCTGATCACCAACACAGATAATCTGTGCATTGCTAGCCGCAAAAGCGGGGTGTGTCTTATCTAGCCTAGCCGGGTATAGTGGCTGATTCGTTAACCTCATCAAGCCACACTTGTATATTCACTCAAGTACGCCTCAACAGTAACCGCCTGCCCCGTGTTTCCAGTGAACTCAACCTCTAAACACATCACCTCCGGTCCTATGGGGTATGCCACTTCCAGCACCGCGCTATTCCCTGTACCTGGTCCAACAGGGGCATAGAGAGTCTTCCAATCCGTGCCAGCAGATGCAGCAGTGGGCAGCGTCGTATTGTGTGCAATCAGGACTCTAACCGTGCATTGCGTAGTGGGGCCTGTGGCACCATTAGTAATCTTGCACGTTAGGCGGCTAGGACCTTGAGCGCTAGTAAGCAGTAACGTTCCCCAAACCGGGCCAGCGCCAGCCGCCAAGGACGCGCTAGCATAGACTGTACGCGCTGTCTTAGTGATTGCCATTACGAGCCGTTCGCAAAGACATCAACAGCGGCATTCACGGCATTCTGTACCGTGGCATCGTCCGCGCCAGTGATTTGAGCAAGAGTAAATCCCCTGTTTTGCGCCAATACTGCCCACATCATGCGCTGCGCCTCCCGTACGGGATCTGCATATACCGCTTTAGCCCACAGCAGCCTGTTTGTGTGATTGGATACGGTCCCCGCTTCAGTCCTGACAATTTCAGCAGCCACCACCACAGCGACACGGATTTTATTGATAAGAGCCGTATTGCCTGAAGCAGTAAGAAGCTCGTCATACGTTGCCATTTATGGGTTCCCCTCCGTTATGGAGAAAGAGGTAACGCTCACCGGCTGAGTAGCAACAATGCTGGTAGTCGTTAGATTAAGATCCGATCCGCTAGTCCCTACGTTTCCATCAAGAACGAAAGCTGCGCCTGATGTAGTAATGCGAAACCAGGTCGCCGTGCCAGTGGCATTCGCGCTGGAGTCCTGGGTAATGGAATTAAGCGTCAGCACGCCCCCAGACGCTGCGGGGGCGAAAGTGGCGTTACAGGTCAACTGCGCCAGCAGAGTCGTTGCCGTGCCACCAGTGGCAGGACGAACACCGTCATAAATACTGAGCAGCGCACTTGCGCCAGCCGCGCTAGTGATTGCATCTAGCATGGCGTTCCGTACCGTTGTGCTATAAGCTAAAGCCATTGTTTATCCTCAATTAATTCCTGACATTCTTCCATCCGGGCCATAAGCAACGCTCATGGTGCGCTTACCTTTTTTGATGCTGATTACCTTGCCATCAGGTCCACGGCCTATTTCAGTAGGAGCAGAGCTTTCCTCCGCCATTTCGTGAACCTTCTGGAATATCTCCTGAATCATCTTTTCAGCACTGGACTCTTTAGGCTCACCTTCCTCGCCGCCAGACACAGCACTGGTCACTACTGAAGCCTTGGCATTAATCTCGGCTATCGTGATTTGTGCCTGGGCCTGTATCTCGGCTTTCTTGAGCTCAGTCTCTTGCTGGATCTGCGCCTTCATCATTTCTGTCTGGCGCTGCATCTCAAGCTCTTTTTCTTGACGCTGCGCTTCAAGGTCATTCCGTTGCGCCTCGGTCTGCATTTCTGCCTGACCCTTGCCATGTTCTAATTGAAGTTTGGCTTGCTCGATCTGCATCTGGCTCTGAAGCTTTGCCTGTTCCAGTTGCATTTGCCCTTGCAGTTTGGCCTGCTCAATCTGTTGTTGAGCCTGTACCTTGATGACTTCAGGATCTGGTGGTGGGGGTGCGGGATTAGCTGCCTGTTCCTTCAGCTTCTCTAGAGTCTCTTCAATCGTGCCTTCCAGTTGCTTGCCAGCCTTGAATGCCCTAACTCCATACAGCAGCATTTCCCCAAGCAGAGGAGCGAGAGCAGGCGGTGCCATAGCAGCCTTCTCGATAAAGCCACTAACGGCAGTCAGGAATTCCATGCGATTCTGCTTCTCTTGCTGCTCATCGACTTCTATAAGGCTGTCGCTTGATACCTCGATACGGAAGTCACTGAGTTGACCGTTCTTCAGGAGTTCTAAAGCCGGTCCGACCAGTTGCTGATCTTGGGGGGAGAGTTGACCCGCTCCAGATATCATGGCAATACTCTGAGGCTGGTAGTGCTTGCAGATGATCTGAGCTTTGATACGGAGCAGATCGGTAGCGAAAGTGGCTACTGAGTCTTGCAGCTTCTTGAGCCGCTTGGAGGCGAACTGGCCTTTAAGTTGTTGCGCCCCTAAAGTCTCGTTAGGATCGCTTGCGCCTCGAATAATGTCGGATATGCCCGTTATCTCATAGATAACTGCTTTAGCCTGCTCACGGGCCTCGTAGAGCGTTACAAGGGCTTTTGCAACCATGTCCAAGGGCAGAAAATCCACTACTCCCTTGATTCCGCCCTTCTCCGCGAATGCCGCCCATGTGTCCACAGGGATGAGCGTGTTATTCACTCCCTCTTGAAGCATCCTCTGTATTCCGGTTTGGGATGCGTCATATACACCGACAACCTTAACAGCCTTAACCAGTCCGTCTATGCGTTCACAAATCAGGTCAAGCTCTTGCGCCTGATCCTGGTACTGCGCGTAGTCGGGAACAGGGATGATGCTATTTGTGGTTACTGTCGCGTAAAGTGGTTTGGGACAAGGAAAGAAACAATCCAGCTGTAACGGATCATCGCGAACGTCCAGCGCCTCGGCGTAGCTTTTGGATAGCCAGAGGACGATGCCCTCTTTCTTGTCCCATATTTCGTAGATCGTGGCTTTCTTTAGCGTCTCGCCTTCTGGAGTAGAAAGCACGTCATCATCAAGGTCTGACTTCTGGTCTAGCGTGATCTGGTTAGCCTTGGAACCGAACCGCTCAACCAATTCACTGCGAGTAAGAGGGACACGTCTCCAGACTATCGATACTTCTTCCCACGTCCGCGCTACGTTATGCCCGAAGTCCTCCCATGCCACGTAATCAACAGGCGTGCATTCATAATCGATTACCTCAACGCTCTCCGGCACATCTTCTGTGATCTGCCCATCAGGCATTTCAGCGCTTTTCATTACCGGCTCATAGCGCACCCATGCAACCCCGCGGCCAGGCAAGAGACGGTCTTCTACCGAATTATGTACAGCACTGGCATAGTCCGTGTAATGCTCGATCTCGTACTCTAAAGCCCTTTCAAGCAGGAGACTGGCTACACGTCCTACAGGGTCTTTATCCTTGTAACGGCGGCTTACTTCAGGCTTCGGGAGTCGAGCGAATACAGCAGGTAGTGTGGTTTGTATGTTAGACCACAATATATTGTATCGAGTATCACCAACTTGCGACAGTTGCTGTAGAGAATCACGCTCATCACGGTAACGCTTGACGATATTTCTCCCGCGCGTGTGCCATGTTTTGTAGGTACGCTCGTACAATTCAATGTCGAGCATGTACCGCCTCTTAAGTGAGGCCATGTCACGGTCAGTGGTCAAATCCGTCCTTTTTAGTGAAATTACGGTAATCTGTTTCATCCCTGAATGACTTATGCTTGTTGCAGGGCCAGCAGAGTATTTGGAGATTGTTGATATCTAGAGCAAGCTCAGGGTATTTACTTTTTGGCTTAATGTGGTCAACTTGAATCTGCTCATCAGAACCGCACCTATGGCATACATTGCCATACAGTTTTATTGCCTCCTCTCTAACCTTCTTCCACTCAACAGAATCATTAAATTTTTTCGACTTCCTATTTTTTCGTCTGTATTCCAATTCTTCCCGCTTCTTGCGCTCCGCAAACTCGAACTCAACAGCAGCTCTTTGTATCTTTCTAATAACATTGATTATGTGTAGTGGTGTGGTAGGAGGAAAAACGCGACAAAACATATAATTTTCAGTTTCTGACATATACTATATTCTGCCCCTGGGGCGGCGGCTTACCTCCCACAATTCGTTGAGAGATACGTCTTCGATATATTTTGGTTTTGGCTTAGGCTCTTCTGCCTTGCTCATTTGCATGACCTGGCAGCCGTATGCAAACGCGTCGGACGGGTGAGAAGCCCAATTGTGCAGCGGCTCACGAGAGAACACGTTGTTGTCTTCGTTCCACTCGAACTCCCACGCTCTCAGGCCATCAAGCCCATCCTCGCAACGGGCAGCATGAAACTCGCAGCGGTCTATCACATCGCGTGCCGCGCTGATCTGATCGTGTTTCTTTGATTGAGGCACTATGCTGACATGAGCGGCACCAAAGCCAGTAAGGAACCGTTCAATGGTTGTGTGTTTGCTCTGGAATGTCTTAGCCATGGCGTCATGCGGAAGCCAGACCTTACCAAGTTTGCAGCCTAATCCTTGCAGCTTTCCTTTAATTCTTGGTATCCAATCATCCGCATCAAAGCCGCTATCGGCATCATAAGCAAGTAGGCGATACCCACCAGGACAGCGCTGCCAATACCACCAGCTAGCAGTATCACGAAAGCCAATGTCACTAGAAACATCGACGGGAGCGCCAGCAGCATCATAAGAAACCTCTTGATTGATTCGGCCATCTCTCTCCGCCTTATTTACCCATCGCGCCAGTATCGCGCCCTGGCTTGAGCCGTACGCCCCGTTCCAGATATGCTCGGCCTTGTCTGGATCAACGGACATGTCGTGATCCATCTCTTTCCGCAATACTTCGGGGAACCATGGATTGTCGCGCCAGTTGATGCTCACACTAATCGAATCAGGGTGAGGGTGCTTACGAAAGAACATATCCACTGGATCTGTCTTGTGCCTAGGATTCCAGCTAAACCATAGCTCAGAGGTTTCTTTGCGTAACGTTGGCTTAAGCATCTCAAGGGAATGTGCCGAGAGAGTTTGCGCTTCTTCTACCCAGACAAAATCATAACCCTCAAGCGACTTGATATTGTCCGCATTGTAGGACTGCATTCCCTTGAAGATGATGAGAGAACCGTTGCGGCCCCTTATCTCACTCTCAACCACTTCGAAGAATGCGTTAAGTCCGAGCTTTGCTATCTTGTCTACGAGAAGCTGCTTGACCGAATCCTTAATGGAGTTCTGTACTTCACGAATACATACACCGCGAGCAGGAGATTGGTAGCACTTGAGAATAGCCTGCTCAGCAAAGAAGTGACTCTTAGCGCCACCACGGCCTCCGTAAGCGCCTTTGTAACGCTTGGGGTATAGGAGAGGCTTAAGCTTGCGCGGTACCTGGATTTGCATCGACTATGACGTATTCTATCTTGCTGTCCACGCTTCCAGAATGCTCTGTCTCAACCTTTTCGCGCCACTTATCACGCTGCCTGTTCTTGAGCCAGAATATAGCGCTCGTTGCATCTGGTGGGTAATGCTTGGTTATATCAGTCATAACGATCTCGTGATCAATTACTCTGATATCTACCTCTGGATGAGAGTACCCAAGCGCCCTTTGGTAGAGCCTATCGGCGACCTCAGCATCAGCTTGTTTCTTACCCTCTTTTACGGACACGGAAAAACTTGGGTGAGCGCTCTTCCACTCGTTAATGGTGTCTTCAGCAACGCCAAAGAAATCAGCGAGTTCGGCATCAGTAGCACCAAGCAAACAGAGCTTCCGCGCTTGCTCATCAAATTCTGATTTGTACTTACTTGGCCTACCCTGCTTTCTCATTCTCTCCCCCGTGGCGCTTGAGCGTCGGGCAATAAAAAAGCCGCTGGTTAGGCGGCTTGGTTAAATACTATATGTAGTGCCCTTAGTTATATAACTACGCTTTTCTGGCACCATACACTGCATCTTGTGTTCAGTACCCGTAATACTCCGGTACAACTATAGCTGGTGCGTTGGTCGCGTATGGATTATTCGGGCTGTCATTGCTGTACTGGCTTCCGTACTGCCCGTACGGGTTGTTTATGCTGTCGTTACTGTACTCTGACCCGTAGCGCCCGTAAGGATTGCTAGTGCTATTTTGATCGTATTGGTTACTACTGAGATTTCCCAGGTATTTACCTGTATGGCGATCTACTAGAATCGGGGGATTAGCCATCGCGTATGATGCACATGCCATCATTACCAAAGCGACAGATATCCTCATCCACTTAATAGACTTCTCTTGTAAGTGGGAGACGCTACCAAAAGAATTCATCACTTCATTAAGATCATTCACGTTACGCTCCTTGTTATATTGT